TCTTCATCAACCACCGCGCGGACGAGATCCCGCTTGCGCGTACGCGCTCAGGAACGCTGAAGCTCAAGAGCGACCGCAACGGCCTTGCGTTTGAGGCGCAGCTGCCCGAGACGGTGCGCGCGGAAGAGCTTCGCATCGCCATCGAGCGCGGCGACATGTCCGGCGAGATGTCGTTCGGCTTTTTCGTGGTCGAGGACAGCTGGAACAAGGACCGCTCGCAGCGCCTCGTCAAGCGCGCGCAGCTGGTCGAGATCAGCGCGGTCACGGACGCCGCGTACCCACAGACAACGTCGAGCCTGCGGAGCGTATCCGCGGCCTATCGAAACGCCGCGTATCTGCGGCTCGCACTCCATTTCCGAAGGATGGCAGACAATGCAGGATGACATGACTGAGCTTCAGTCGATCACGCACGAATACCGCAAGAGCCTCGCGGCCTACGAGGCGCGCACCGGCCGCGCCAGCAGCACCGTCGACGCCATGGGCAGCGGCGAGGACAAGCAGAAGTTTGCGCGCATGGACGCCGACCTGTCGGCCGTCGAGGCGCAGGCACAGGTCCGCGCGCTTGAGGCGCGCCTCGCCAAGCTTGAGTCGGCCCCGACCCTTGAATCGCGTGCGCCGGCAGTCAAGAAGCAGGACGAGGAGTACAGCGCGCGGTGGTTCCGCGCGATGATCGGCGGCGACCGCGCCGAGCTCCGCGCCATGGCGCTCAGCACCAGCAACGCGCCGGTGCCGACCGACATGGAGCGCCGCATCGTCAACAAGCTGTACCAGGCGAGCGTCATCCGACAGCTTGCGTCGGTGAGCTCCGTCGACTCCAACCGCCAGATCACAGTCGAGGCCGGCACGCCGACCGCCGCGCTGGTCGCCGAGGCCGGTGCGATCTCGCCCGCTGACTTCACGTTCGACCGCATCACGGTCAACCCGTACAAGTTCGTCGTTGCGACCAAGATGTCGCAGGAGTACATCGACGACGCCATCGGCAACGGCGGCATCGGAACGTTCCTCAACTGGGCTGCCGAGCGCTTCGGCGTCGCGCTCGGGCGCGAGACCGAGGAGTACTACACCATCGGCACGAACACCTCGCAGCCGCAGGGCATCGGCGACACGACGTCGACGGCGTGGGCGAGCACCAACGGCGGCCGCATCATCAAGCAGGGCGTTGGGCTGACGGAAGACCAGGATGTGACGAACATCACCGCCGACAACGTCATCGACTGCGTGCACGCCGTCCCGCCGGCGTACCGCACTGGACGCTTCGCCATCCTGACTTCGGACGCGTGCATCAAGGCGATCCGCAAGCTCAAGGCGAACAACGAGTACATCTGGCTGCCCGGCGGCGCCGGCAACAACCAGGGCATCACGGTCGGCGCTCCAGGCACCATCTACGGCGTGCCGTACTACGTCAATGAGTGGATGCCGAGCACGGCGGCGCAGACCAGCACCGGCACGAACGTGCGCGGCTCGGCGCTGTTCATCGTCGGCAACTGGGAGTACTTCGGCATCTACGACCGCACCGGCATGCAGTCGATGGTCGATCCGTACTCGGGGGCCGCGAACCTTGAGACCACCATGTACATGTGGATGCGCACGGATTCGAAGATCATCGATCCGGCCGCATTCGCGGCGATCTACGCGCCGAACGCCAGCTGATCCATTCTCCCCATGGGGTTGCGCGGGGAAACCCGCGCGACCCTTTTCCATGTCGGTACCGCTCTCAACCATCAAGTCGGCGCTGAAGGTCGACTACACGGACGACGACACGGAGCTGATCAGGCTTCGCGAGGTCGCAAACGTGTACGTCGAGAAGCGCACCGGGCTCGCGCTCAGCGCGCGAAGCGAGCAGCTGTACCTGTCGACGTGGACAGATTCGCTGATCCCCGTGGCACCGTACACGGGGCTGACGCACGTCAGGTACTACGACCCCAGCAACGCGCAAATCACGATGCCGGCGACCGACTACTGGATCGACCAGTCGGACGGCCCGATGCCGATGATCCGGTTCAAGAAGACGCCGTCGCTGTACGACGGATCCGTCGTGATCGTGACCTACACCGCCGGCTACGCCAACATCCCCGATCCGCTGGTGCACACCATCATCTCGCTTGTCGGCGGTTGGTACAACAACCCCGAGTCGATGCAGCCCATCGGGCTCAACCCCGTGCCGTTTGGGGTTGACGCCATCCTGGACATGTACTCCGTGCGGAGTCCGCTCCGATGATCTCGGGAGGCGTCCTGCAGTTCAAGGCGACGCGCCTCGCGGCATCTCAGTCGCAGGATGCGCTTGGCATGCGCACCGACGTGTGGGACGAGGCGGGCACGTTCCGCTGCGACCTCCGCAACGACTCGACCACCGAGCAGCAGTACGCCGACGGGGTCGCCGTGCGGCGCACGTGCGAGGTCCGCGCGCGCTGGCAAGCGGTGCAGGGCGTCGGGCTGACCGAGGTCGACCGCCTGGACGTGCGCGGGCGCACCCTGCGCGTCCAGTCGATCCGAAACCTCGATGAAGCCGACCGCGTCGCCGTGATCCTTTGCGAGGAGATCGACTGATGGCGACCATAGAGGAAGCCGTCCGAACGATGCTGATCGACGGCACCGAGCTGTCGGCAGCCGGCATCGACGTGCCCGACTCCCGCGTCACGCACGGCTACCGCTTGCAATCGACGGCATTGCCTGCAGTCACGTACGAAGTGTCGAACCAGGCGACTTCCGACGTTGCGCGCGGCATCATGCAGGGCGAGCTCGCCGTCACGGGCATCGCCGAGACCAGCATCGACGCCGCGACCATCGGCGACGCCATCGATACGGCGCTCGATACGGGGACCTTCAGCGGCATCGTCATCGACGCCATCGTCATCACAAGCAAGACCCTCGCGCCGCCTACCGTCGGGCTCGGCGACGAGCAGGAACCAGCGACGGTGACGGTCAACGCAACGATCTACTGGAGGCCGTGAAATGGCTGTCTACAACACGTCAGGCTTCATCTTCACCGTCGGCGGCACCGCCGTCCCCGGCATTGTCGACGCTTCCGTGACGTTGACGCTGGAAACCGTCGACGTGACCGAAATCGGCAACACCGACCGAGCGTTCGTGAACGGCATTCGCACGGGCAGCGCGTCGGGCAACCTGTACTACGACCAGACCAACACGCAGATTGCGGCGCTTGAGGCAGCGGTGCGGTCTGGCGCGACGGTGTCGTGCGTGTTCACCTTGCATGCCAACGCGACTATCACCGCGACGGCGTACGTCACCAGCTGGAACCCGAGTGTCGCGGTTTCCGACGTGGTCCGCGTCGCGTTCGAGCTGCAGTTCACCGGGGCGTACACCATTGCCTGACATCCGCGCCATCCTCGCGCTTGAGCCGGTTCCATTCCAGTGGAACGGGCACACGTTCCACCTGTCGCGGCCCACGCTGCTGGACCTGATCGAGGCCATCGACGTCAACACGCAGGACCCGAAGCGCGGCCGGCAGTTCGGGCTCTACCGTCACCTCCACACCGAGGACGGGCAGCCTGTGTTCCCCAGCATCGAGGCCGCCGGCGGCTGCCCTGCGGGGCTTGCCGCGAAGGCGGTGCCCATGATCGAGGCGCTGTACAGCGAAGGCGCGGACTAGGCCGGGACGCGCGGCAGCTGCTCGCGCGCGTCCTTCGGAACAGACGGGCGGCACCTTGGGAACGGTCTGTGCTTGAGCTCATCGTCGAGCTTGACGTGCCGGACTGGAAGGGCATTAGAAGGCGACTCGATGAGCTCTCCAAATCTAACCTTCCGACCGGACCCAGGCGACCTGAAGGCGATAAGTGCCGCCCTGGACGAGTTTGAGAAGAAGGTGAAGATCCGCATCGCCAAGAACGCCCTACGGCAGTTCGCGCGGGAAGAGATGGCGCTGATCTCGCAGCGCAACGACAGGTATCTCAACCCGAAGCACATGGCGTACCGCATCAAGATGTGGCCGAAGGGCGTCATCTGGCTAGGCGTCGGATACCGCGACCCGCCGGTGAAGATCAAGGGCAAGTTCTACAGCGACTACGGCGGCAGCGGCCGCGCGCGCCGCAAGTCGTACGACGAGATGGGCGTCGGTTGGCGCTCCCATTTTGCGGAGCTTGGGTGGCACAGCTGGGCGAAGGGGATGACGCACCCGGGCACGGGCGCCCGCACCATCGAGCTTGGGCGCGGATGGAAGAAGGGCCTGCGGCATCGAGGGCGCGGCAAGTACCACATCGGCACGGGCGCGTCGCGCATCGTGCACCAGGCGTTTGGTCCGAAGGTGCTGCCCTACCTTGCCCGCGAGGTCGAGTTTGAGATTTCCAAGATGAGCAAGGGACGAAAGGCGCGACGCCAGAAGGTGAGCCGGTTCCTATGAAACTCCCAACGCTGAACGTCGACGTGGCGGTCAATACGTCTGGCATGAAGAAACAGATCGAGGACGCCAACAAGAAACTGCAGGGGATCGGCGGCAAGGGCCTCGCGTTCGCCGGCGGCGCTGCTGGCAAGCTCGGCAGCCTCGGCGCGCTCGGAGGCACGGCCGGCAGCCTCGCCATCGGAGCGGGCGGCATCGCGTTAGCGGCCGCTGCCCCCGTCAAGCTCGCGGGCGCAATCATGGATTCGTTCCGCGCGACCGTGACCGAGGCCAACAAGACCCTTTCTGAGTTTGCTAAGACGGGCAAGACCACGACGATGAGCGCCGTCCAGGCGGCGAGCATCGCGGCGGCTGCCGGTCCGCAGGATCAGTTCAAGCCGACGGGATTCTTCGGTGGACTCTCTCGAGGGTTCGGTTCGGGTGGCGAGAGCGTCATCTCCAACTGGGCGAGCAACCTTGAGAAGGGCGCGAGCTGGTTGGGAACGTTCATCGGAGCGGCGCTTGGCAACCTTGGCGGGCAGCGCGACATCGATGAGATCATGCGCGAGGCCGACCTGTCGGTGGTTGGCAGCGAGCAGGAAGCGCGTACCCTGTACTCGCGCGAGGAGCTGCGGGAGCTCGACAGGCAGATGGCGGCATTCCAGCGTCAGATGCGGGAGACCACGACATGATCCAGTCCGGCGAGTACAAGGCCTACCTCAAGAGCACGTCGGTGTCGCAGGGCGACATCTGGGATGTGCACTCGGCTACCGAGGTCTACCACGTCGAGAAGGTCAAGCTTGACGCGCAGAGCCAACCAGAGCCGATCACGGTGTTCACGCCGGTGAACATCCTGTGGGACGATGTGACGCAGGGCGCGCCGGTCATCAAGAACATCGGCGAGCAGTACGGCGGCGGCAGCGACTGGCTGAGCGGTGCGCTTGTGCGCGGCATCGACTGGAACATGGGCGGCAACGGGCGCGGACTGACGGCGACCGTGCGCTACAGCACGCGCTACTTCGAGACGAAGTTCGGCAAGGGACTTGGCCGGACACAGGAAAACATCGCCAATGCAACCGCCCTGGAAAGTGGCGCGCGATGCCTGCTGCTGCCGTGCATGGTGATCCCGACGTTCCGTACGCGGTCGATGAAGATGTACCGGGACAACCCGAACATGACGGGCCCCAACGCCACCAACGACATCTCGGCGTCCGACATCGGCGGGCTCCAGAAGCAGCGAGACATCGACGTGCGACAGGTCGCGCTCAAGCTGCGGTTCGTGGTCGACGCGAACAGCCAGGGCATCGACGCGCTCACGGGCGTGCTGCAGGCGTACGTCGGCAAGAAGAACAGCGATTCCTTCCTCGGGTACGGCGCGCAGAACCTCATCTGTGACGGCGCGGCGATCAACCACCTGGAGCATGAGTTCTACGAAGTGGTCATGGACTACCTGTACGACGAGTACTTCCATCACAGTCAGATCGTTCAGCCCGACCAGGACGGCCGCCCGCGCATGATGGGCACCGACTACGCCGACGTTCGTTGGGCGCGCGACGCGCGGACGGCAGTCGCGTTCAATGACATCTGGCCCAACGGGTTCCTTGGCCAGAGCATGAAGTACCAGGCGTTCATGGGGGTTTGGTACTGATGTACCGCGCGGACTACACGTACCGCAGGCACAAGGACCTCGACAAGGCGGCCCGGCTGTCGCCTGAGATCGAGGGCGTGGAATCGCGCCTCTTCAAGATTACCAACACGACAGTGCTCAATGCTGGCCAGGCGCGGTACGTGTACACGCTGTATCAGGCGCGCGTGCAGAACGTCGCCGGCGGCTACCAGGTAGCCACGACGGCCAACACATACCCGCA